TGCGAGATACTCCTTTGATAAAAGTTTCTTTTGACGAATTAACTATATCACAAGGGTATCTCGCTTTTCATGTTTTCAATGTGTAACACATGTATTGTAATCCTACACTTTTTGCAATTTCTTGCATATAGCTAGTTACAGATGCAGTATCTCCACGCTGCAACCCTCCATCTTGTTTATATGGATCGCAGTTTCGCCCAACGACACCGCCGATCCTATCTGCTTTATTTACAGGATAAGAAGCTCTCCATGCCGTAAGATGACCGGAGCATCGTTCCCGGCAGGGCGAGCTTACGGTGGACAAGAGATACGGATCTTCTTCAAATCCATCTATCAGGACGAACAAGGGAAACACTGATTAAATCGTTGTCTGACTTGGCTCTTGTGTTTTCATACAAGGCGAGGAATAAGCCGCCGCGAATAGCGAGCTATTTAAGGTGGGTTATGACGAAGCATTGGACGAAAATACATGCCAAGTCGGACTCTGCGATTTAATCAGCGTTTCCCAAGTGCAGTAGGATGCTTTTCTGCACTCATCCCAAGTTGTTTGTACGTGGGGATATCTCAGAAATCAGAACTCATTATACAAACGAATACCCCGCCTTGCAGGATCCTGTAAGGCGGGGTATTCGTAGAATTGTAGTTTGGTGGTATCTTGTGATAAATCCACGAACACCATCTACTTAACGCCTTCCTATTTCTATGTGCTGGCGAGATTATAAAAGCCTGCCTCGCACCATGATAGGGATTGAGGCAGGCTTTGATGTTGGCACTTCGCAGGGAGATTTTCAGTAATTGTTTAATTTACAGCTCGACGCGCTGCAAAAAATAAAAACCTAAGAAAATCAATCATATATGTAAATAAACAAAATAAGAAACGTGTTGTTTGGCACAAGAGGTTCGCTTATTTCCCTGCGAAGCGCGTTAGGTTGTAGTGCGGCATTCAGTCCTGATTGACGGCAGTCTCTCAAAACAAGCCGCTGGTGGTCAAGGATAGATTTGAACTATCGTTAGACGCTTAAGTCGTCCGTTCTAACCGCTGAACTACTCGACCAGAAAGAAGGTGGGTGGAGAGACAGTTGAAGCAAGAGGCAGAAGGAATCCTCTCCCCACCCGCACATGGACAAGGAAACCTCAAGACTTTCGCCTTGATGCTTCCACATGCGGCGGTTGCCCGCCTAGATCGCTTTTAATATCGTCAAGCAATCCTAAGAATCCGCTTACCTTCCTGTTGCTCGGATGCTTTAAACACCTGTTGGCAAGCAACGCCCGTATGCAAGTACCGTCCCTACTTCGTATCGGGATACGCCTGCACTCCCCGTATACAGTGTGCAGGACCTTGGTGGGTGTCATTTAATCTCGCACCTAGAGAGATAGATTGTAAACCATTTTCGTGAAGTCAAGGAAATGGTGGGGACAGCGGGACTTGAACCCACATCGAAGCGGTTATGAGCCACTTGCTTTACCATTTAAGCTATATCCCCAAATTGGCAGGGAGTGATGGAATCGAACCATCGTAAGCGAAGTCAAAGTCCGCTGCACTTTCCACTGTGCTAACCCCCTCCACAAGGTGGCGCGTCCGCGTTCTGAACACGGCAATAGGAGAACGCTTGGACGCCACACTTTTTGTTAAGGCGGCGGGAGGAATCGAACCCCCACAAGTCCCGGTACGACCACTCATAAATGAGCTTACGTTTCCGACGGGTATCCCCGCTCCAGGGAAGGCAGCAATGGTGGGAGTCAGTTTACCTCTGCTCCCAGTGAGGCACAAGATTTAAGGAGGTCTTATGATGAATCGTAACGATCCGCTATGCTCCGTATGCCGAGACGAAGCAATGGTGGGAGTCATTTTGCCTCTGCTCCCAGTGAGGGGTCTGCGTTGGTCGTGGCCATCATTTTAGTTGGGGCAATGATGGTTCAGAAAGGAGTAAGAGGGAAAGGATGAAAATTTGAGACAGATAAAAGAAACTTTCCCTCTTCACAATTATTATACGATAGGTGCTTAACACGCGGCAAGCAACACGGCGATGGCGGCGATGGCGATGCCGTCACGTTGACGTTTCGCCACTCTTACCTTGTGTTTGTAGGTTTCTATTTCTTTCTTCAACACTTCTGAATCTTTCTTGCATGTCTCTATCTCTTGCTTCGCTTGATTCAATGAGCTTTGCGCTTTCGTCAATGAGAGCTTGGTCTCGCTGAGTTTTGTTTCTAAGGTCTGACAGTCCGCTTGCAATGTCAGAAGCAGCTGCTCCTGCTCCGTCGAGTTCGCCTTGAGCATTGTTAAGTTGGCTTTGAGCGTCTGACACTCCATCATCTGCTCGTTCCAATCCTTCTTGAAGTCGTTCCATTCCTGGCTCGTCATTGTGATGTATCCCGTAGTCTCCTCTGCATAAGATGTAGATGGTACACAAAAGCACAACGCCAATGCAAATAAAGACAGGGTAATAGCGTCGCAAATACGTTTCAATCTTTTCCACATTTATACCTCCAATAATAAAAATGAGGGGCGATACGGATACCGCCCCTCTAAAATTATTCCATGCGCGGGATATTATGACGTGCAGGACATAATGGGATATTACCTGCGCGTCATAATCATACGCTACTGAACATAATCGAATACAGGTTTCAGCTTCTTCTTATCCTCTTTGGAAAGTCCCGATTGCGAACGCTCCACTCTGGTGGACTTCTTGTCATCCTTGAGAGCTTTAATCTCTTTGTCGGAGTAGCCCATCTCTTTGAGCTTCTGCCGGTTACTGCTAGATGGATCTTTGAGGTATTCAGACTTTGCTTTCGCTCTGTCGTTCTTTTTCTGCTCTTTGTAGTTGTAGACGATGCCCTGCGCGTCGGTAGCATTGGCTTCTTTGACTGTTCTGAACCCAAGCCCACGGACGATTCTGTCGCGGGTATCGTAGTCAACCGTCTTTCTGCCCTTGCTATCGGTGTTATATCCAGCTACTGCGCCATAAATATTGCCAGCCGCAGGGGAAATAGCCTTCATTGCACCGTTGGCATCTCCGTTGAGTACCGCCTTCGCGAGCTGAACGGTGGTAGAGCCGAGGGGACCGCCTGTCACGATGTTAGACGTTTCCGGCACCACGCCCTTAAGTCCGACACGTTGGGAAATATCCACACCAACGATTGCACCTGCGCCATAGTTTGCTACGTTTACAAGAGCCTTTCTATCAGCGTTGTTCCCTGCCCATTCCATCATGGCGCGTTTCGCCTCTTTCTCTGGATCATCGAACCCGAGAAGTTTCAGCAGGGAAAAAAGCGCGTCTTCAAATGGGAAGGCATTCCAGATACCGGATACCAAGAGGTACGGAATGAAGAACTCGAGCTTCTGCTTCGTGGTGGTATTCCCCAGTATCGGCAGGAAGTCGGAAATAACTTCCATCTCTTTTACGCCGTACTTCTGGAATTGGAGAGCCATGTCGCCGATAACAGTGCCTTGAAGTGCGCGGAAGATACGGGGTGCATCTGCCACGGAGTAGTCGAAGTTTACCTTTCGGTTTATGTCTCTGGCATACTGGATAGCCTCGCCCTTAGAAAGCCCGTCCTCGATTGCCTTGTAGTAGGCAGCAAGTATGGTTGCCTTTCGGATGGTTTTTTCAGCGAGGGTGAACGGTTTCATGAGGAAGTTGTTCACGGAGTTTATGACATTCCCCGCTTTAGAGAGTGCCGTTCCTTCTGCGGTTATATGACCAATACTATCGAGAGCAAGCCCAGATTCTTCGGATACGCCAGACGCGACAAGTATTTTCTTATCCATTGCGTTCGGGTGGAGCGCACGTTTCAACCCTACCGCGGTTTTCCTCGCGCCGACATATCCAACGCAGTTGAAGAGCTGCAAGGTGTTGACGAACCCTGATGACAAGGATGCTCCGAGCTTCAGTACACCTGTCAGTCCAGTGAGGTTGCCCGCCATACGTCTTGCCGGTCTTGCTTCGTTCTTGAACCACGGGAACAAACGGAGGAAGTCGTTGGCAAGGGTTTCAAGTCTGCTTGGTTTCCCAAGGACAGAATCGATATATCCCTTGCAGAAGGCAGCTTCTCCCGTCCAGTCCTTGTTGTAATCGCCGAAGGCGCGCTCGAAGAAGCTGATAGCCTTCTGCTTGAATGGGTCAAGGGCAACATACCGCGAGGAAGAATCAATATGATGCTGAATAGCCCATATTGCGTTCTTCTCAAACCCTTCTGCACCTTTACGGTGCTTCTTCGCTCCGTAGTAAACGTGACGCCCTTTCATGGTCGCATGGGTCATTTCCCGAGCTTCATCAAGAGTGATGGATGCGCCTTTGCTAAGGTTTTCCATGAGCTTGAAGTAGTCCATGTCGCCTAAGAGGAGCGGGTTCTCTACATCGCCCTCGGAGGAGAACTCTTTAGGAGCGATGATAAATTCCCCGCCCTCTTCTTTCTGCATGGCATCTGCTTTCACTACCGCTTTTTCGATAGTGTCTGCGCTACCGACAACCTTGCTCTTAACGTTCCCGTCTGCATCCGTGTACTTCTTCATGATGAGTACGCCGTGGAAGATGTGCGGCATGTAGCCTTCCATGTTGGTAAGCGGTTTGTTGTAGGCGAGGTAAGAAACCTTGAAAGAGCCATCATCCATTTGCTCCCGCGCTTTTATATATACGTCCTTGTCTTTTGACAGTGCTGAAAGCTCTTCACTGGTCATGACGCTATGGATTTCTTTATATCCGCGCGTTTTAATGGATACTTGGAACACGGTCTCGCCGTCTTTCGTTGTTTCTCTAATGTCGTGCATCACGAACGTGTGCGGACGTTTAGCAAGCTCTTTCTGTGCCTTTTCCGCCCCTCTGCGCGTCTTGTACGTGAAGTTCTCTACTCGTTCACTGGTATAGACCGCATTGACCGCGTTGTAGATCTTGCCGAGAAGGTTACGTGTCTTTTGATGTGCCTTAATCACATTTTCAGATACGCCTGCGTCACGGAGTTCTTCGTCAGAGAATACATGTTGTTTCATGTCCTCTTCCCAGAGAATATCCGTATATCGGGCTTTCTCTTCTTTGTTAAGGTTCTTGATGGCACCGGCGAAGTTATGCGTCCACCTGCCGCGGAGTTCCTGTAATTCACGTTGTGCCGTATCTGCCAACCCCCAAATGTAATTTGTTTTCGGAGACTTGATGCGAGACGGAGAACGAACGGTGTTATTGAGTGCGGTATTGTCGACGCCCCATCCTTTCTTCTTCGCCGTCTTGTTCACGCTGATGTTCGGATTGGCTTTCGCCTTTGCTAAATCGGGGCGGAAGGTTCGGTCGATATAGACGCCCGCTTTTTCGCCAAAGTCCTTGTGAGATTTAAGGTACTTCTCTGCTTCGTTAAGCGGGTTCATCTTGTACTTGACGTTGCGCGCGGCGGTGTTGTTCTCGTTTCCGCGTTCCCACATCTCGCCGCTTTCGAGCTTCTGGAAAACATGTTGGTCGTTCTCGTGGAATAAGGAGAGGAGCTTGTGTGCCATGTCGGAAATTTTCTGCATGATTTTCCCTGCGATTGTCCCCTGCTTCATCTTACGGCGGATCTTCCACTCTCTCATGCCCTCTGCCACGCCTTCTTCGCTTCCGTAGGTTCTAAGAAGCGCATTGCGTTCCTTCTCTGTCAGCAAGTTCCACGCAAGGTGCATGGCTTCATGGGATACGGTTTCGTCAGGGCTATCAATGGTAAGAGTAACGATGGCGTCTTTGCCAACGGTTTCAATCTTACCTGCCGCTCTTTCGTTGCCCGTAAGAGTGCCGCCGTAGTCCTTCTGTGCTTTCGCGCGGTCTACGGAGATGGTTTCATCGGTGAAGTTGACTTCTATGTGTCTGCCGTTCGGGAGGTCAAAGGATACGCCGCTATCATGGACTTCGATGTTCTGTGCGTTAGGGAATACGGAAAGGGTCTGGGCTTTCAGATCTTCAACGGAGTGGCGGGTGTTAGGCTCGCCAGACAACATATTCTTTGTTAAGAAAATGTTATCATCGTAGTTCAATTTACCGTTTACTACATACGGAACGCTATTTCTATCCTTGATTCCATTAAGCATTTCTGCTATAGTGACAGTAGAAGCAGTTGCTTCACCGTTAGTGTCGGCTCTATGAACCGTCAGGTTATCGGGAGTATCTAAAGCGGTCATCATCAGATGACCCACTCGCGTAGACCCTATTTTAATCGGTGATGCAGCAGCTTTTTTTATGTTGTAAAACAAAGCAGAGCCAATGGTATATTTCCCTGCGGCATTTCCTCTTTCTCTTGCGGTAATTTGGAACGTATATACATCGCTGCCATCTCTGACGGGAACGAATATTTCTATATACTTTGTTCTTGTACCGTGGGCTTTATCCGCATGTTTATCAATATAGACGCCTGCCCGAAGAATATCATTAAGCGATGATATGACCTTTCTTCTGGTTTCATCGTTATAGCGGTCTGGCTTTCTCGAGTGTCCGTGATATAATTGTTCCCCTGTTTTAGGATTTGTCCCTTCATATTGGGAGATAAAGTCACCTTCTGCAACAAACCCCTTGCCGCCAATAAAACTAAATGTTTTCCCGATTAGCGACTTAATGAGTTTATGCCCTGCTACCTTATCATTAGCATCTACAATCGGAATGACGTTTGTTAAATCAACAATCGGAACTCGATCGTTTGCAGACAAATTGTTATTTGTTACTTTGAATTTTGCCTCGTCAGAAATGGCACGCTTTCCAGCTGCCGTTTCTCTTATACTGCCCTTCTCATCAACGGAGAACAGTTTATTCCCATCACCATCAACGAGCTTTTCAGCAATTTTAGACAAAGTGTTAGACATTCTCTTGATTTGCGTATTGGTAAGTCCTGCCTGCGGATTATGAAAATGCGCCTTGAAATCTCCGTAGAGATTCTTTATCCACTTGATAATCTTCGCGCAAAGGCTAGGATGCTCTATCCCCAGCTTTTCAAAGAACGAGCCGCGCTTCCCTGCGTCCCACATGGCATCAGCAAGCATTTCTTCAACAGCAAGCTCCTTGCTCATATCGGTACGCCCGATGGATGCCGCGTAGTCTGCGAGCTGCTTTTCAGATATTTCGTCGCCGAACACTTCCCTAACCATCTGATTATAGAGATCTGGATTGCTTTCTCTCATCCAGTGGAATGCTTCGTGCCAGAAGGTCTGATTCAAGTCCATTGCCGAACGACGGTTAAGGAAAGCAACATTTGTGCCGTCTGCATGGAATCCGTGAAGGTTGGGGTTGCCTTCAAAGAATTGGACTTGCAATCCCATCTTCTTTGCAAAGTCTACGATAGCATGCTCGCGAGCAGTGAGATCATCGCTTGCTATTGGCGTGATGTTTTCCACCATCTTCTGATATGGGGTCTTGACGGAGAATTTGTTGATAATCTTCATCGCGTCGTTGTCAAAGACTACGACACAATGGCCATCCGTGCCCCCTTCGTACTTGTAACCTTTAAGCCCCGCACCTTTAAGCAACATGGAAACTGCCTTGTCTACGGGTTCGTATGGTTCAAGTTGTTGCTTCGCGATTGCCGTTTGAAACATCTGCTGGACGTCGTAACCCGTCAGCGGAGCAAGTATTTCTTTGATCGGTTTAGCACGAGATTCGCGCAAAGCGGAAAAGAATTGCGCGGCTTGGCGTCTTGCTATCTTTTCGGCAGTAGCACGATCGATCCCATAGTCTGTATATGCTTTGGTAATGCCTTCTGCCACATCCCTCTCATTCGCATCAGTGGGATGCTCTGCGGCTTGCTTCATAACGTTTAAGATTTCACGCGCCCCGCCCAAATCTATCTGTTTTTCACGAAGGGCGGTGCCAGCAATCTCCCCTGCTTTATTGAGTAAATCTTGTGAGGTGATGTTCTTAAACACAGAGTCGTCTTCTGCCCTAATATTTGCCGCAAGTGCATCAAGCGTCCTGAACTGATTCCTCCTGCTAGCGGACAAGAAATTGTACAATATCTCCTTCGCGGCTTGGTCCATATCGCGTTCGGAAAGGTTTTTGCTAGAAAAAGCTGAAGTTTCCGCCTGATCTCGAACCTGTTCCTTCAATGCAGCCCTTAATATTTTGAGGTCTGCGGATGAGATTTTTAGCTCTTGCGGCGACGCCGAATTGCTATTCGCGTAAAAATCACGAGCAACACGTTCAAGTGCCTGATCTATTTTGGCTTGCTCGGCATCGCCGTTTTCATTCCCGAGATCGTAATTTTCATCCTTTAAGTATTGGACTACTTTCTTTATGCCATCTTCGAACCGCCATACGCTTGTCTTCTTCTGCAGGGTTTCGGCGACTTCCAGAACGGCGTTTTGCACTCGCTTCGGTTGATCGCTTATCTTCGTCCTTTCGTCAAGGAGGTACTCGTCACTGGGAATTGCTGCTTTGTACACATGACCATTTTCACCACCATACTGCTTCTTATAGCGTTCGGCGACTTCCCGCCCAAAGTCCGGGTTATCGCGATATGGCTTGTCCATTGCGAAGTAAATACCCCAACCATGAGCCGCGTTGCCTTCTCCTGAACCAACAAATGCTAAATCAAACTTGCTAAAGTCTCCTGGAGAACCGTTCCATCCGACGTTAGTGAGCTTAACCTCTTCGTTCATTTCTGGAACAATCGCAATCTTGGCAGACGCCTTAGAATCGGCAGACAGGTATGCTTCAAGCACATTGAGCGCGGCATCTCTTGCCTTCTCATCGGTAAAGCCGAACGATTTCGTCTTGCTGTCATAATGCCCGCCGTTGGCGTCCATCAGCTTGATGCATGCCTTTTGTTGCGTTGCGGGCATTGAATCCCACGTGTTTTCTTTGGGCTGGATGGTATGTTTGTACTTCTGCGCACTGGGTTTAGACACAGGGATAAACTTACTTGCGTTAAGTCCTATAGAAGTGCGGACGATTTCATCAATCCCCATCTTCGTTCCTGAAAAGAGTGCATCACTCGGCTCATTCGCGCCATCTATGTACTTCGTCATTCTGACAATAGCATCAGAAATCGCCTTTGGCCTTCTGGTGTTGTCGGCAATGAACCGAGCAAGATTCTTCCCTCCGACAGACACGAGCCACGAATCATCACCGAAGAGGCTTGTTTCGTTGAGGGCGAATTTGATGCTCTTCCCACTAGTCTTGCATTTGAAATAGAAGTCAAGCACATCTGATAAGAGACTTGAAAGATCATAGTCTTTTGATGCGCCGCCCTTATCGAGCTTTGCTTTGATGGCGGCGACCCGCGGAGCGGCTGCGGAGAACGCTTTCACGATATTCTGATCCTCGGTGTCAGTGCTTTCGCTGATTTTTTCAAGGAGGGAATTGTCTCCATAGGCATATGCTGCGAGCGCAGATTTCACACGCTCTATTCCTGCCTTGGATGGCGTGCCGTCCTTGTTGAACACAACATCACGGTCCGATTTATCCACTATTTCATTCAAGGCAGATACAACAAAATCATCATTGCTCCGCTTCGTCAAGTCACCGCTACCATCGTAGTCATACAGGCTAAGCGTCTTAAGGGAAATCTTTTCCGCATCCACTTTCGCCTGTTGGCTTGCGCTCATCTTCATGCCGCCCTCGGTAGAGTGGATGATGCTATCCTGCAAGGAATCAGATGAAGCGTCACGCTGACGAATGAGAACAGGGTTCTGCATGGCTTCGACTTCTTCGCGAGTATAGCCGTATTCTTCCGCATGCTCCACAAGGTACTGCTTGTACTTCTGACTGCTCGCTTTGTATGCGTCGCCATCGGTTGTGTAGGCTCTTGTGATTGCCATAGTGCGACCGTTGCCATTCTCTACCACGTTATCTTGATTGACAAGCGGTGCGCCTTGATTGACACTGCGGCTTTCAGTAAGATCTTCTGGGCGAAGGTTTCTTGCCATATCATCGACCTGTTCCTTCATGGAAACACGGTCACGGTCACGCGGTTGGAGTTTCTCTGGGTAGTTTCCATTCTTCCCAAAGTCTGCGGTATTAGAAGCGATGAGCGTTTCTGCCGGGACTATCTTATAAGAGACTTTAAGTTCCTTCCCGTCATCCGTGCGAACAGTGGCAGACTTGACGTTGTTAGGGCTTTCGATTGCTTCATAAAGATCGTTCAGGTCCTTCTTGCTTGCGGTTATCTCAATGGTGTTTTCGTTGGAATATACTGCCCAGTTGGTCTTGTCAATGAACTTCTTCTTGAATTTGTCCCAGCTGCCCGGCTTATCGAAGGATACCGTTCCGGTGTCGGTATTGTTTTCTCTCATACTCAGTACGAGCCCGTCTCGAATGTTGTTTTCTATATCATAGACATCCGGGTCGTCCACATCTAAATCATAAGAGCCAAAGGATGTGCTTTCGTATAGTGTGATTGGAGTAGGCTCGATGCTGTCTAACTCTCTCTGCCGTTTGGCTTTCTCTTCAATCTTTTTCCGAAGCTCCTCCTGTTCCGCTCGGAGGGATTTAATCTTGTCGTCATCTTTGAAGGTATCGCCCTGTGATTCTTTAGCTTCAGCGAGTTCGGATTCGTTCTTCTTGAGTTCCGTCTCATAACCTTTCAGCTTTGCCGCCGGTTGCGTTTGCATGGCATTCCAAACGCCGATTGCGGTCGGAGTAGCCGCCCCGTAAGAATCTTTGCCCTTTGCGTAAACGGTGAGAGCTTCCGATGCAAATCCAGCCTTAAAAGACGGATTGTTGCCGCTGACGTAAATATCAAGCCCTCTAGCACTGGCTATTTTGACGTCCTTGAACTTGGCGTTATCCACTCCATATTTATGGGCTATCTTTGCAAACTCTTTGGCGACATGCTCTTTCTCTTTGCTGAACGCCTTGTTAGCTTCGATTTTGTTCTCGTAAACCGCCTGACCAATTTTCATACTAAACTTTGCCGAGCTTGTCTTTTCCAGCGTTGCCATGTCATCTTTGACGGATTCAATGGCGGTCTTGAACTTGTCTATCAGTTCCGGCGCTGTGACGAGTACGCGCTTAGAGAGTTCCTGCGACTTCTCAAAGGTGGTTTTTGCCGATTCAAGCTCCGTAAGCTGCGACATGACTTGGCGGTATCTCTTCGTGTCAGGGTCGGCGTTGGCGAGTTCTATGAGGGCTTCAAAGTTATCTCCATCCACGTCGCTGGTGTCGGCGTTTCTTGTACTCTTGTCACCTATCATGAGCTGATTGATAACATTCTTCTTGGTGTTTACGGTGTCCCAAAGGTTTTCGTCATACGTCCCCTTGGTTACATAGTTATAGATGCGGACTTCTTTGTTTTCGTTCCCTTGGCGAAGTATGCGCCCTTCTCGCTGCTCTATATCTCTAGGACGCCACGGGCAATCAAGGTGATGAAGTGCCACAAGTTTGTGCTGCATGTTCGTGCCTGCGCCCATCTTCTGTGTAGATCCAATGAGAACGCGAACTCTGCCTTCGTTCACCGCTTCAAACAGTGCAGCTTGCGCCTTATCTGTTTTGGCGTCTTGAACAAATGCTATGTCACTTTCAGGGATACCAAGCTCTATAAGGCGGGACTTCAATGCATCGTATACGTTCGGATCGTTGCTGCTTCTATCAGGAATAGACTGGTCGCAGAAAACAAGCTGCGCTCCATGACGATCAGAAGAATCTTTCCATTCTTCGTAGATTTTATCAGCGCATGCCCAAACCTTGCCGTAACCCTCGACGCCAGTGAGGGAATAGTCAACAATAAACGGAGCAAGAGATGCCTTTCTGAGGTTATCAGCGACAAGAAGCGGAGAATCTGCGACCTGTAGGTATTCCCCAGTCTTGGCAAAATGGGCTTTTGATTCCTTGCTCTTGCTGTTAATCATCGGGGGATCTTTCCTGCCGCTGCTCTTTATTGCAGCAACTCTGGCACGGATGTCTTTCTTAAACCGCTTATTCCACGCAGATTCTTCTATCGCTACTGCAACACGTTTTGCCTTTGGTCTTGCAGCCGCTATATACGGCAGATCCTCCACCATTTTTACATCAGCGAACTCCTTGAAAAGGTTGATGCATTCAGGGGCGTTTCTAAGCCCACGAACCGCCGTCTTGTATTCATATCCCGATCCATCTTGGGCTGGCACTTCGGTTTGCCATATATCGATAAACATTTTGGCGAATTGGTCGAATGAATCCACGCCGAGACGCTTGAGAGAATCATCATTGAGGTATCGGCACATCGTATAAAGCTCTACAACGGAGTTAGAGATTGGCGTGCCGGTGGCAAATACGACGCCGTGCGCGTTTGGCGAGTGCAGCAGATACCGCGTTTTCATCAACATATCGAAGGAACGGTCAGCCGCAGATTCAGAAATACCTTTGACTTGCCCGTACTTTGTCATGACTTCCAGATTCTTGAAGGTGTCAGCCTCATCGACAAAAAGCTGATCTATCCCCAGATCCTCTAAAGAAGGCGACTCAAAGTCTTTCGCCTGCTTCTTTGCAATGAGGGCGTTAAGTTTCCCTTCTAACTTGGCAATCTTTTCCTGAATGTTTTTGAGCGATTTGCTCTTCTTCCCGGCTTGGCGTTCCTCTGCCTGTTCTTCCGCAAGGGCTCTCTTGTATTTTTCAAGCTCTTCGGTTCGGAATTGCATCATGTATTCATCGGACATGGGAAGTCTTTGGAATGTTTCGTGAGACATGATTATGGCGTCCCAGTCGTGCGTGAGAATTTGGTTGAGCGCGGCGTTTCTCTTGGCAAGCCTAACTTCTCTTTTCTTTGCTTCCTCGTCAGAAACCTTTACTTTCTCGAAGATAGGCACACCGTCGGCGTCTTTAACCGCGACAAGTTTCTTCTTTCCGTTTCGATCTTCTCGCAGCTCCATTTTGGGCTTCACGTCATAGTGTATAGACGTGATGTTATCAGGGAGCGTGGAGCTATCAAGAACAAGAATCTTTGCACTTGGGCATACTTGATAGAACTCACGTTCAAACTGTCTGACTACGTTTTTCGGTACGCAGTAGACAATTTTGTTGGCAAGCCCCATTCTGCGAAGTTCCAGCCCTGCCGCTTGCATCGTCAACGTTTTGCCAGAGCCTACACAGTGTGCGTAAAGAACCGCCTTCTCGTTAATAGTTCTCCATACTGCGTCAGCCTGATGCACTCGCGGCGTCATGTTGGCAGCGGTATTAAGCCACGGGAATGTGAGAAGCGATCCGTCATAGTGTCGTGGCACAACGGCATTGAACTTGTTGTTGTACGACTGCCCTACGCGCTGCTTAACTTCCGGCGTTTTCAGAATCCATTCTTTAAGTTTTTCGTTGATGTCCTTTACTATGGTCTGCGCTTTAACTTCTGCCGCCGCTCTAGCTTTTCTGACCGTTTCGGAATCGTCATCCTTGACCTTGAAGTTAGAGCTCTCAATTTTACCCGTGTTCAACATCTTACTAATAACAGTGTTGATCCCTATGTTGTCTCTGTCATCATAGGATGCTCTTGCTATTTCGTATTTCTCGTGCGCTTGGGCTGAAATGCGTCCGTATCCAGGCGTGGTTGTTACTTCCCAGTATGTAGTGACGGGGTTGTAACGAACAACAACGGCACTTGGCTCGCCCAAAAGGTCATCTATGAATGCTTGCGTATCTTCTACGGAAAGGATCGGAGAGCCGAGCGGGATTTCAATGTCCTCTACCTCTATGTCGGCAGGGATGACGGCTTTCAGTGCTTCTACGTTTCTCGCATATTCTGGCTCAGAACGTGCGGCATCTTCTGCAAATGCGAGCTTTTGGCGCACATTGCCGGAAAGATATTCGTCACGTGGGACGTACTGCTCGCTTACAGGGTCTTTGAAGAGCTTGTCTCCCAGCTCTTTTATGATAGCATTCTCGCTCTTACCGAGTACGCTCGCCATGTATTTTATGTCAGCGAAGCCAAACTTGCGGAGAGAGGACGCAAGTGCATCACTCGTCGTGGATATGTTTAAGTCGTCAGTCGCAGGGTACGCCGTTCTTTCTGTCAGAATGGGGGCTTTCTCCGCGGTGCTTTCCTTGCCCTTCGTTCCAGCCTTGTATTTTTGTTCAAGGGCGAGAAGTCTGCCGGAAATAGGAGAACCTGAAATCTGACGCACGTTGGTCTTGTCGTTGATATATCCGTATTTTCTTACGAACGAATCATATTGCTTATTGAGTTTTTCGCGTGCTTTAGAGAGAGCTGCTTCAGAGACATCTGGATCAACCTGTTTCGCAAGTACATCATTCAGCGAATCGCTCAACTCTTTGAGTGCGCCAACCTTAGCTTGCGCGCTCTTCGCAAACGGTTTCAACTTCCGTTCGCCGTTATCGTCTATAACGACTTGTCCCCACTGCCCATCTTTCCCCTTGATGATGTCACCGACGTTTTGCCCATCCTCTGCGTCGGCAAGCTCTTTTACATGGGAAGGCGTGTTAATCTTAACGGGTTCACGCGGGACGTATACGTTTTCTGGCAGTCGTGCGATAGCTTCTCCGAGCTTCTTATCCGTTTCCGCATTGCTTGACGTATGGAACTCAACGTTTTTGCTGCCGTATCTATCGCGAACCAATACGGGGTCGCCAATTATGTTGTCGGGATTATCTTCGTAATATCCGTTTATGCGTGTATAGGTGTGCCGCCCCTCGGCATCCTTCGCCTCTATGGTTGTTAAGCCATTTGTCCAACCATTCGTAGCGTCAACGGTATCAGGGTTCTCACCTTCATTAAGTTTCCTGAAAACGACGATATCCGTTCCGACATTTGCCGATGGAGCAAAAAGCGTGTTAGGAAGTCTGACAATACCAACCAGCTTGGCTCTACTGGAAAGATGGCGAAGAAGTGCATTGTCATAACCGGCTTTTCTGTCCATCGTTCCAGTAGAAGTCATGAATACGATGAGCCCACCCGGTCTTACCTTGTCTAATGTTTGTGCGAAATAGTAGTCGTGAATAAGAAGCGACTTATGGACACCGCCGTCGGAATCTCTCATTGCAGGGACGGATGCCTTTACGCTGTTCGAGAACGGAACATTCGTGATAGCTAAATCATAGAAGCCGTTGCCACGATCGAACTTGGTGTAATCTTGATTGTCTATCTTGAACTTCTTGCTCTGATAAAGCTGTTTCGCAATTCTTGCAGGGATGGGGGAAAGTTCAACGCCTTGGAGCGCAGTGCTTCTTTCTCTAAGGGAAGCAGGCATCAAGCTGAAGAAACTGCCAACACCGCAAGATGGATCAAGCACGCGACCGCCCTTGAATCCGAGATGTTCTGCGAGTTCCCACATTCTGCTAATAACAAACGGCGGAGTGTAGAAAGCCGTTAATAGCTCTCGCTCCGCCGCGTTATATTCCTCCTCAGTGAGAAGTTCTTTAAGCTGCGCCATTCTCTTGGCGTCGCTCTTCATTTCACTGCCCAGTCCGCCCCAGCCGGAATATCCTGCAAGGATTTCCTGCTCTGCCGGGGTTGCCATTCTGTTTTCGCTTTCAATCTTTTTAAGAAGTTTGATTGCTGCGATATTGTTGTCCACCCTCTGCGTCTTAGAAGCACCTTTGGCGTCAGGCGGAACTGATTTAGCGATGTAGTCATTGCCGGGAACGTCCCTTGCATCTTTGACTTTCCCTTTGGCAATGTCCGTCTCAACCTTGTCTGCTTTAGGGGAAATTACAGGCTTCTTAGTTCTTCCTGCCGAAGTTCCCTCGCCGTTTGCTCGTTCCATGCGAGTTCCATCTTCAGCCTGTCCTCGTCCCAGTTCTCTGCTTCCGCCTGCTCCCTTGTTCTTTGGTTCAGCACTTTCAGCGTCTGGTCCTCGTTTTCGTCCGCCATCTCTATCCGGCGTCTCGCTATTTCCTCTAGTGGTTCGTTGTTCTCCTTTTCCACCTGTGCCGCTCTTTCCGGATCCTCCCACTTCCACTGGTCTGCTAGATCCTTGTTCTCGCCCTCGTACATCATCTTTCTCCTTTGCTGGTACACCTTTGGAATTATCTTCCTTCATTGTACCATTTCCATCAGAGTTGTCCACTGCGGAATCATCGGGCTTGTTGAAAATCTTTAACACGGCATCAGCTTGGCTAGGCGTCAGGTTTTTAACGGCGTCTTCGTTGATGATACCGCCCTGATTAAACGCATAGTCTATAAGGTCTGCTCCGGTCTTATCCCCGGCTTTAGGCGGCTCAGGGTTGGCGTTCTCGTCGTCTCCAAAGTATGTCTGCACACCACGAAAAGCCGCGTCAATGTAATCGTTAAGGGTGGACGCCGCCTTGTCTCCGTACTTGCTTCTAATGTCGTCTTTGACGGCATCCGCCGTTTTCAATCCGCTTTCATAACGTGCGCCGACTGCCTTTAATGCGACTACGAGCTTTTTGGCATCGAACTTTTTGCCCGTGTCGGGGAAGGACTTGACTGCCTCCCACGCGGGTGCAAGCCACGGCTCTATATCCTTTTGCTTCACACCCTTGGCTTTGAATGCCGCGATAGTCTTGCTCGCGAAATCTGCAAACTTGGTAATGCCTCGTTGCGTGTACGCAGCACAAATCTTAAACGCGGGTACAAGAATAGTCGGGTCAAACCCTGCGTTTAGGTTGCGAGTTTTGCTAATGAACTCGTCGATGTATCCTTGGATGGCTTCATCACTGTCATCGACTAGCTTATGCTTCCTGTGAATCTCTTCCTTAGAGGGCTTTGCTTCCTCTGCTTTCTTCGCTCTCTGTTCTGTATTCGAAACTGGCTTTAGCCCGAACGCCGCTTCTAAATCTTTGTCAGCATCTTCCACGCTGCCGAATACTGTTTCTTTGGGGGCAGAAGGCTCTTTCTCCTTCGGCGTTACACTTTCTGTATCCTGCACCTCTGGCTTCGTTGGTTCACCCTTTTGTGGCTTTTCTTCCACTTTCGGCTGCTCTGCTTTTGGCGGTTCTCCTTTCTTCTCGCTAGATTGGGTTTCTTTCGATGGAGCGTTCTTTACAGGGTTCTTGCCTTCGGGCGTCTTACGGTCTTTGCTTTCTGACGGCTTACTTTGTTCAGGTTTGGCGTTGTCATTTTTATTTTCTTCGGGGTGATATACGGGCTGGTTCTTCTCGGTGTTCTCATGATTGTTCTCCTTTTCAGAAATATTGGACTTTGCGTTGCTATCTGCGCTGGGCACGCTTTCGCCTTCTACGCTTGTGGGGGTGGGCTGGCCACCTGCCACAGTGGCGGTGGTAGGTGCAGTTTCTTTTACAGGTGGGAGCGCAACGGGCGCAGCAGTACCCGATGTCGTGCCTTTTGCGGGGACAGGTGCCGCCGGAAGTGTCAACGGCGACTGATGCGCGCTTAACACATCGTTTTTCACTGCTTCTAATATATCAGGATTGATTTGCATTGCTCCCAGTCGGGCTAATGCGTCCTTATCCCCATCGACAAATGCCTGCTTTACAAGCTCTTTGAGTTTCTGATTGCTGCGTGCTTTTTCGATTTTAGCTTGAGGCACTTGTGCATTGTTTTCTTTTTTGACAGCGGTGGCGTTCGCGGGTGGCAGCCGTAACGTTGGAGACGCTGGAAGAGGTGTACTCTGCATAGAGGGAGCGACCGGAGACTTCGCCCCTGTTGAGGTCTGTGCCCCCGGTGCCACGGGGAGGTTTGCGCCCTCATTTCTTGGCGAACCGGTTCTTACGGTCGAGAGTTTATTCTCTTCGCCGTTCCCCGCTTGCGGTTTTCCCTCGACGGTCGGTGTTGCCGTAACGGTAGACTGTTCAGGCTTCTTGTTGATGTTTCCTGCACTAGAAGAGCTATTTACAGGCTTGCTTGCGTCGGAATTACCTGCCTGCACATTTTCTTGCGCCACACTCTCGGATGCATCCTGCGCTGTTTCAGGGGCGTTTGCGCTCCACCCATACTGTGCCGCCAGTTCTTCCTGCGCTTTCTTGTTCTTGCCTTGAATGGATTTGCGAATGGCGTTCAGTTTTTCTACATCTTCATCGGTGTCGGCTGGAAGCGTTTCCTCGAGGTCTTTCAAAAAATCTTCTGCGCTCTTCGGGTTGGGAACGGAAGAGCCGCCCCTCTTGCCTCCGTTGTACACTACGTTCGGGTCTGCACCGCCGTTCATGAATATATCGTATATCTTTTGGGCGTTGGCTGCCTTCTGATTTCTTATTTCATCCGTCCCTTCAGAGCGTTCATAGAATTTGTCCGCAAGGCGTCCTGCTTCATCGGGGGACTGTGCCTTGATTATTTCCTGCAATGCACCGTTCTCGCTCCCTTTCAGCTCGTGAATAAGGAAGGAGATCTGCGTATCAAGGTCACTTGGGTCTCCGCCTGTTTCTTCTGCAAACGCCATGAGGTCGTCTTGGCGTGAACCGAGCCACTGCCCGATGCCATAAGACCCGCTATTGGGGTTCTTTGCGGTTGGTGAAATGTCGGTCGTGTTCCCGCCGCTTTCAAGCATAAGTCCGCCGACAATGCCGGATGCAGCTTTGGGGTCTATGCCGAGTTCGTTCACAAGGCGGTTCATGGCGTGTATGGCAGGGCTAGGGGATGGTGCATCCCCATTGGCTTCATCAGGTTGCGCCTTGCCGTTAATGGCTCTGCCTATTCCCGCAAAGCCGCCGCCGTAAATGCCGCCGACAACGCCTGCGTCAACTGCGTTGGATGCGAGCTGTCCCCAGTCGAACCCATCAAGACTTCCATGCTCTGCAATGTAAGGGATGGTCTCATCAGGAAATTCCTGCACAGCTTCTGTCAATCCTTCTTTGACAAACGCCTTCCCCATGAGCTTAGCCGCCCCTTCCGTGCCAAGTTCGCGGAACGCCTTCAGCCATCCCATTTCGCCGACGCCTTCAAGCGGAGCTTGCGCGGTTGCGTTAAGCCACCCTGCCTGCCCTGCGGTAAGCGGGTCTACGCCTTTCTCTGTAAGGTCGTTGTACGTGTCCCCTGCAGTGCTACCCGCCACAAGTGCGACACCCAGTACAGGGTTTATGATACTTGCTCCGAGCTGTGCCGCCATCAGTGGGGCGTTCTCAAGAATCATGCCGCCAATTTTCTTTGGATACGAAAGTTGGCTTTCATCGACGTTAGATTCCCAGTTTGCGTCAGGAAGTGCGTCTTTAGCTGCCTTAACACCAAGGCGTGCGCCTTCCCAGATGGGGGCAGTAGTCCCCTTTATCTGGTTTTCTACATCGCTAAGTGCTTCCTTGTCGGCGTCGCTGTCCATAAGTCCCGTTCCGTCAAGGTCGTTTTCCAGTTCCCGCATGACAGCGGGTCTTGTCCTAGCTGCCATCGCCGGTATACTTTCTACCGCACCCAAAAGGCTCTTTGGAACGTTAGCAAGCCCATTGTGAAGTTTAGTCGTCCAGTAGTCGTGATATTCCTTGCCATCAAGAAGCCCTCTTGCGTCAATGGGCTTAAATTCGTTTGGCTCATCGTTGTTATCCTTCAACCAATCCCATGCCATAAATGTTTGTCTCCTTATTAAGTAACAATGTTATATTTCTGTCTGGTCTCTGGCGTAAGTGCCTTGAGATATTCGATTGCGTTTTCCATCTTTCCGTTTCCGGCAAGGTTTTCTCTGATATAGTTCGCAGCATACAGCTGTTGCTGAAGTCCATCCCAGATGCTGGTTGGTATCAGCGCACGGTCTTTGTCATCAAGCCCTGATATGTAGGCGTTTAATGCGTCTATAGATTTCGCAAGGTTGTCTCCCCCGTCCCCGTTCTTAATGTCATCGGCGGTGGAATTTGCCATATAGCCTTTATGCTCATCGCTCATTCTCCGAAGATTTGCGTCAAGCTCATTGGAACGCGCCGTCTGCGTCTTGCTAAGCTCGTTGCCGTTGATAACTAGCGTTCCTTTGCTAGTTTTCTGCACATCTCCACTTGCAACTCCGTTCACTTTGCCGCCAAGTCCAAGTAACATGCCCATGGCTTGGTCGGGCGTTATCTGCCCGTTACTGTACTTAGAAATAAGGTTGGCTCTGTCAGCGAGGTCTTGATTCCTCCATGCTACGCTCACGGCATGCTTCCATTTCGCCATGTCCTTTGTCCGCTCGTCATCAAACTGTCCAAGCGTTTCATGCTGCTTGATGTTGTTTTCCATGGAATGGTCAGAGAGCTTCATGGAATATCCCACATCACGTGCCTTATTGAAGTTGTTTATGTTCTCCTTGAGGAAGGTGTTGTAGGATGGAAGGATCGCACGGATCTGCGTGCCGCGTTCAGGGTCGATAGAATCAATCTCATTCAGCGTCTGCATGAGTTTAGGAACGGTAGTGTCGGCGTTCTCCATTGTTGGGAGAAGGTTCTTGCCTCCTGTCGTTTCATCTCCGTTGTAGATACGGTTCAGAAGTCCGTCAATCGCTTGCTTCTTATAGTTGTCCTCTGCGGCTTGCGCGGCAGGAAGTCCACGGGAAATAACCGCCTGTATCTGATTCATCGGTCTGCCCTGTGCAATGCCTGCTTGTGTTACCTGTGCTATCCAGTCTTTCACGGAGAACGGTTTCAGCGGCGACGGTTGCACGTTATTTTGAAGCGCGTACTGAACAGTTTTACCATTTGGGGAATTTTGTTCAGTAGCAGCTGTTTCCGATTTGGAAACAGCTGGTTCTTCTTGCGATGCCTGCTCCTGCTGAACAGGTTCATCGCTCTTTTCATCCTGCTCAGCGTCGGTAAAATTTGCGGTCTTTGCCTGCGGCGGTATAACATTCTGCGTATTATCAGCGGCTGCCTGCTGCGCCTGTGCCGCCTGCACGGCATCGAGGACCGGCGCAGTCTGCGGTGTTTCCCCATTGAGATATGCCCTAAACTGTGCCGCCATGTCGGGGGGTTGAATGCCTTGATTGGCTTTGCCCTGAATGGCGTACATGCTCGCTCCTTGGAGCGGATTGTTTGCTACGTATCCCGGTGCAGGGTTCTGCGTTACCGTTCCATCGGCGTTCATGACTGCCTGCGGTGTCCACTTGTTTGCAAAGGAATGTGCGAGTGCTTGCTGTGAAAAGTTCTTGGACGGGTCGATATAGTTACCCATGGCGTATGGGTTTCCGCCGCCCGGATCGCCCATCTCTTTCAGCTTATTGTAGATTGCTCCTCTTGCCGCTGACTGCGCCCATTGGTTGTTCGGGTCGTAGAGAATGTTTCTTACACGTGCCATGAGTGCATCCTTGTAGCCTACATCCCCTGCCTGCGGTGTAGAAGCGTTCGCGACTGCATTCTCCATGACCGCCTTCTGTGTGTCCGTCATGGGCTGTGATGCATTGACGGCTTGCGGCTGATATGGATTGACCGCCTGCATGGTGGGGGACTGATTTGCCGAAAATATTTGCGGCACCTGCTTCGCATTGTCTGCGCTTGCTGTCTCTGAATTTGTTTGAGACTGTTCACTTGGTTTTGCAGGTTCTCCGGCAGGTGTCAGCCCGTCCTTTCCTTTGAGAGAATCCTGCAATTCGCGGATGCCGCGCTCGTTGTAATTTTCTACCCATCCGCGGCCGAGCAAAAGCCCCAACGCGAACCCTGGATCTCTCGCTGCATATCCAGCAATGGTCGGGTCAATAGTTGCCGTCTGATAACTTAATTGATTGTTGTTCGCCATTTGCTACCACTCCGTTGTTCCTGCCTTGGCTATAAAGCCGTTGGCATAATACATGCCGCTTGGCACTTTAATGTCGTATACAAGTCTGTCGCCGCTTTCAACAAGCAGCACAATCTTGCCACGGTCTTTGAAACGCTCTCCGATACGCATTTCTTCCAACGTTTTCCAATTGCCGTCCTCCATGAGCATTGGCTGTGTGGAGGTAAGGTTGATGCATTTGTTTTCACTTTCGTCCGTGCAGATGGCATAAACCCTTGCATAGTGCGGTGTCATTACGTCCGTTACTTTTTCGTCACCATTCGGTGTTGTTATAATGTCGCCCTTACGGATTCGTTTCAATGGCTTGTCTCCGTCCGGTGTCTTGATGAGCGTGTCACCTGTGAAACAGAACAATCCACCGTTTGAAGCAAGTCCGCCTAAGATGCCGCCCCAGATTCCGCTTCCGCCGCTGGTCCTCTGCGTAGAGGTAGAAGTCCCTTTGCCGCCCATGGCAGAAATCGCACCGAGGTTCGTACCGCTAAGCCCGATAGATGTATTCCAAAGGTTGACTGCGGGTTGCTGCGCCGCTTCCTGTGCCGCCGCTCCGAGTGAGATGTTCGCACCTGCCATGTTTGACATGTTTCCGTAAATATCTGCGAGCTGAGAAATGTCTTGCCTGTACATATCTGCCGCCGTGTTCGCCGCAGCTTGGTTGATGCCTTGTATTCCCTGCGAGGTGACGGAGCTGTTCAAAACGCCGTTTGAGCCGAGGTTCTGCAATAGGTTTCCCATAGATCCGTTGACCTGCCGCGTTACGGCTTGATTGATGTTGTCCTGATACGACTGAGGGAGTTGTCCGTTTGCGAGTGCCTGATACCCTGCGTTAGCCGCATTCTGTATGCCCTGTGCCTGATTGAAAAGATTCTTGTAATCAACCTGTGTTTCGCCTATAGAGTTTTCGAGGAGATTCTTTGCCTTCGTATTCAGCTCTACGGCGTTCGGCATAACGGATTCTTCGTAGTCGCCTTGTAACCGCCAAAGCCTTTTTTCCTCTTCGGTCGGCTTATAGGACTGTACCGTGGTGCTAGAGCCGCCTTTTTTACCCATCGTTTTCCTCCTTGTAGAGTTCTTTAACGTATATCGTCGCATAATAACTGTCGGTCCCCTCTTCATCCGTCCCTTTGTAGGTGGCGATGACCTTACGACCTGCTTCATCCTTGCACCAAAAACGGAAATGACCGTCTCGCTCTTCCTTCTTTACAATCTTGAATTTCAGAAGCCGCAGATACGGAAGAATGGGAAGGATACATACGGTGGAAACCGCATGCCCGCCCTTTGCGAGACAAATCAGCTTCGCTAAGTCAAACCAAAAGTGAATGTCTCCGCAAATCTGATACACGACAAGTATCCCCTTCTCATCAAAGAAGTATTCAGCGAATCCTCTTTCAGGCAGCCAGTAAAAGTCAAACCCCTTCGGGATAACGAAGGGGTCGTTTCGTTCTTTTTCGTATTTGTCTATCCATTCTTTTAGAGATTTCATAGATCTGCTACCTCCAAAATAATATGGTCAAATGTGAATGGGTCAGTCCCTTTCACTTCAAGGGCGATGCAGTCGGTCGAGTGGTTGCACAAAACTTTCCTTCTTGAGTTGGTCGGCATGTCTACCTTTAGCTTGCTCGTGCTTACATTTACCGTCCCTGCTTCATCGTTGGTAAACTTGGTATCTACAGCCTTTACAAGCATTTCATCAGAAGAAATGATTTCATGCGGCTTAATTTCGTATTCTATCGGCGTCCCATTGTCGCTCATAATGTCTTTATCCCACAGGTATAACTGCGTATCGCTTGCAATATAGATTTCATCTACCGTTTCCATAATATCGGTTACGGGTACGGCAAACTTTATGGTTGTTGCAACGCCCATAAGGTAGTTGTAGCAGACCCATTCTTTACGATTGCTTGTCACACGGAGCATGAGACAGCCATGCCGTTTAAGGTGGATAAGCTGCGGATTCCATAAGTCCTGCGTTAGAAGGCTTCTGAATTTATCCCCTATGTCCTGCGGCTTTACATTCCCATAATCCATAACGGTGGAGAGAGACTTCAGCCCTCTGCGGGAAAAGAACACAACGTCTGCTCCTACATTGACTGCTGTCATCGTTCCCATGCTGTCTGAATTGGTCACAATGGCAGGCGGCACCACCCATGAGGAAGGGGTTCTGTCGCCTTGAAGCTGATAGATGTTGCCGTTTGATTTAATGAAAACAAGGTCGTTGGCAAGCGGCACGACGCTTTCTATATCCCCGCTGTCCCCATAGCCTATATCAATCCATTGTGCGGAACTGTCTACCGTCCCCTGCGAGCTGTCAGTGATGTTGTCCCAACTTGTCGGGTCTCCGATTGCCGAGAAATATACACGGTCAGAGCCGCTTAGCGTAATCATGAGCCTAGAAAGGCGTTGGAATACAATGTCGCATGATGGGCTTGACATGACGGTATTCAGCGTCAGGAAGTCGTAGTATTGGAGTTTATCTCCGCTCGCTATCCAAACCTTGTTCATGTACTTCGCACATGATGGTTTCCCCTTCCCCGTAAGACTTCCTAACAACATTGGCAATTGACCGACCATCCACGAATATATAGAACCGTCATCGAGGAAGATGAGAGAAGTGTTTGTGTCTACGTCATAGTAAAGTGCCTTGATATTGCTTGCCATAGTAAAGTCCGTAGGGAAAATCCCACCTCTGCTTCTAAGCCGCAGATTGTCATAGACAAAATTCTGACACCGTACCATGTCTGTTTCAGGGATCCGTTCAGGGGCATCGGATGTGTTAATGCCGCCCGTGAGATTATTCAGAACAATTTGCTGTGTCTGATGTTTGTTTGTTCGCTTCATGTTTGCTCCAAAAGGTTAAGTATGTTTCAAGTCAAGTGATGCGGAGAGTTCTAGCCACTGCGCATGATTCTTTAGCGTGTATGCGTTTCCCGTATATATCACCACGCGCCTTGTTGCCACGCCCGAGATTATCAAGCCCATCCTATCTAGGCGATATGTTTTTTGACTCTTCCATATTTCCTCACGCAAAAAGCACCCACTTATGTGAGTGCTTTTTGGAAATACCGTCAGGTAGTAGTGGTTGTTCCGCCAGTCGAGGACTGGTAAGGCGAGCTTACGATGTACGCCGGTGTCGGGTACGGTTTAAGCTGCCCTACGATGGTCGCATTTTGTACTACCTGAGAAAGATTGAAGTTTGCGGATTGAAGGGCTCTGTCGCGGTCAGCCAGTTTGTCGCGGAGTTCCTGCATCTGATTTGCCATCATCAGACCACGGGTCCTTTCCGCTTCTTCGTGGATAGCCGTCTTAATTTCGCAGGCGTTTTTGTAGTTTTCCGCTCTCACTGCATCAATGTTGCGGTTGGTTTCGCAGCAGCACTGTTGCTGCGCGAAGCGGTTCTCTGCAAGCTGACTGCCGAGCGAATAGTTGCCCTGCATGACCGTTTTCTCAAGTCCCGCCTGCCCTTGGAGCATGGTGGTGTTGAGAGAAAAGGTTGAATCAGCAAGCCCGTAGGCAACGCCGCGGAGCTGTCCCATTTCGTCTTGATGGTTGAAGCCCTGCTGCATTTCTGCCTGCGTGAGACCGTTCCCACGATTTCCGAAGCCAAAACCGCCTCCGCCCATAAGTGCGAAGATAGCAATCATCCACATAAACCACATGCCGCCGCCACATCCGAACCCGTCACCGTAGCCGCCTGTAACCGGCATTACAGGCTGAATACCATTTCCCTCCATAATTCTTGTACCTCCTGTAGAAAATATATAAAGCTCTGCGCGCTAGAGCCGTAAACCAAGCCCTGAAAGAAATTGCCCGAGTTGCTTTTCGTTCATACCGCGTTGCCTTGCGAGGTTCTGCGCTATGACCTTCAATTCGTCAACGGACTTCCCTTGCCCCATCTGCAAAGCCCTACCCATAAGTGGGTTTTGACCTGCCATATTCTGAATAAGCTCCATCGGATTATTCGACTGGTTCAGCAGTCCCATGAGTTGCATTGGGTTCATGTCCGTTTCCTCCTTTAAGCATAGACACCGCTTTCTCCAATTCGGAGATTCTGCTTTCAAGTGTGTTATTCGCTTCGCCCTTTGAGAGTACGTACACCTTGAAAACAGGCATTCCGTTTAGATCTATCGCCTTCTCGTACACCTTTCCTTCAGACGGAGAAGGGAAGAACGAAGGCGTCCCATCAAGGCCAATTTGTGCGGCACGTGCTTCTTATACACTTGTAACTACGCGCCCTCTGATGGGCGGCACGCAGGCTTGTTCCATGCGGTTAAGCCTATCCTGCATCTGCGGCATCGCGCCGTACATTCCAGTTTGGTAATCTGGGTATCCATACATCTTCCCCACCTCCTATAGGTATTATCCCACCTTACAAGAGAAGAATGGTGTCACAAAAGTCCTAAAAGTATCCCAGCTTTTTGCCCGATTTGTACATCTTCTTAGAGATACGCCGTGCAATCCTAGCTACGCTCTTCCTTGTAAGCGACTGGTCAATAGCAATTTCCTTGAACGTCATTCCTTCAATAAGTCTCATGCGTATGTATTTCAACTCGTCGGGTGTAAAGATGGCGGCTTGAAGCATCGCGTCAAGCTCTTCGCGGTCAACCGTTTTTAGACATTCTTTAACCACCCTTCGCTCAGGTCCCATGATAATCACCTTTCCTTTCGTTTATGCTGTCTTAATAAAATGATTTTGGAACACCCATTTATTTACTCTCCTTTGCTTCTTTATTCTCTAACTTTTTCGGCTCCAACGGCTTGTTTCTCACACATTTAGGATTTGTGCAAAGCCCCGTTTTCTCGTCCATCTTTTTGTGGCATAAAAAGCACCGTTCCATTTTAGATTGCTCCTCTCTTTCTTGTATACTCTGCGACAAGCTCTTCCCTCTCGGCTTTCAGATCCGAATAATAATCTTCATCCTCGATAGCTTTCGCCTTTGCCATTTCTGATTCGATCTCGCTGATTTTGTTAGCATATTCAGCATCAAGAGCTGCCAGTTCGGCCTCTCGCTTTTCTTCTTCGGTCGGTTCTGGCCTAGCCTGATATTCCCCATCTTTATACAGCAAATCGCCCTGAAGGGCTTTGTTATAGGTCAAAGCATCTTGCACAACATGGGTTTTATCCGGATATTCCGCCTCCGCTTTGGCCTGCAATTCTTCCACCGTGTTCCCATGTACGCCGGTCACATAAGAGGTTACTCTTTCACCTGTTGCGTCATAGATAGACAAATAGGTAAGTGTGGGGTTAGCGATTGAAACTTTCATCTCACTATCTCCTTCCATTAAAATAACCTCCATCAATATGATTGGAGGTTTGAAAAGATGAAAAATCCTAATGGTTAAGGTCAATACTTCGAGTGGGTAACTATCGGCCGTTAAGCAATGCCAATAACCAACCAATTGTAAGGAAATCCTTTGGGGTTTGATGCAGCTGTATTGCTGATATATACCTTCGAATCTTGCGTATACCAGTTATAGCTTCAAACGCCGCTATTAAGCGAAAATGCAACGGTTAATACCTTAGACAAAGATAGTGGATAGACAAACGAACTACCACCAATTCCCCCCTGTCTATACGCCAATACCAATATGGTAAAAATTACGGCCTTCCCCGCCACACTTTACGGTAGTACTTGTGAAATACATAATCAAATCATTATTCCACAAATCATCATTACTGTTATTTGGTGTGTACTGGGCAAATGCCGTTAAACACTTTGACGGGAAAGCTATTGGCCAATTGCAAGTATTACTGCCAGTTACACCCTGTCTATATCCCAATACTTGTCCACAGAATCGATGTATTCGAATTACCCACCGAGCTTCCCCATCCGAATCCGGAGACGTTATCGGATCCGGCATGGATGATTATGTTCGCGGATAGGGCTTCCCCGTTGACTATAGCAAAAGGAAGTCCAAAAGACGAAAATGATATAGGATAAACCACACCCCCTGTAACACTGGAGTTTCCACCCTGTATAATTAGCGGCACCGCGCCGCCGAGCTTCACCCACCATGCATCCGCATTCGACACATCGCCCGCAACTACGCCAGCTGCGGAGAGATCATCCGTATCGAGAAACCGTGTGAACGGAGTGTCGTTGATTGCGGTTGCACTATTCCCACCCCGGTGAAACATCTTGCCGGTATGATGCTCTATCCAAAGCTGTGCCGATTCAGCACCTTTATCCGCCGGAATGTTGAGAAGTTGCCCGTACTGTGTCGGCTGGTTTGCTATTTTATCTTTCTGGGTAAAGTAGCTCATAAACACGCCCAGTGCGTTAAGTGCTGCGTTTGTTGTCGGCAGTGTCGGTTTTCCCCCGAGCCTGTGCAGGTAGTCCCACAGTCCGGCATCCCCGTCCAGAGTACCTGCTTTGCCAACGGTTACATTGGCTAATGAATCGGTTCCTGTACCACCATGAGCTATGGGAAGAATGCCGGTAAAGCCACTTACACCAAGTGTCTGTATATCTGCTTTCCCGTTTACGCGAAGACCCTGTATATCTGCTGTCCCACTTACATTGAGTTCTTTTGTATAAGTCTTTCCCCATGCCTTACCACTTTTACCAAGATTATCCACGCCATCTTTAGAAGGGCAAAAATTTTTACCTGTTTCTGTCATAGTACCTCCTTATCTTTTTAATACAATGTCATCATCTGAATCTACAACAAGAAGTCCTCCTGCATCTACCGCTTTCTCATACTCTTTCTATTGACATAAAAATTAGATGGTGGCTACATACTGTTTGAACAGTTTGCCCTCGGGCATATCGGGGTCATCCCAATAGAGGGCTTTAGCTACTGCGATATACTTTTCGGGGTCATTACCTAAGACATTAGAGAGATCGCTATACAGCATGTTAATCGCGTAGTACAAGTCTGCCGGATGGTCAATGTTACGTTTCTTTGCTTCCTCCTCCACTTCTGCAAATGCCCAGTGCGGGCCAGTAGTACCGTCAACATTTTCCATGTGAGCTACCGCCTTGATAGCAATATCGGTATCAAAATACGGACCGCAGTCCAGCTCGTGCAGTTTGAGCAACATACGTTTTGCCTTCGGGTCTGCAGTGTCCAAAGTAAGACTATCCAAGTATTCGCAGATGATGTTATGTAATTCACAAGCCTTCTCGTTGTCCGAAGACATATCAAGATATTCTTTAGCAGTAAGCATATTAACCCCCTATATCAGAATAATGTACCGTTATGCCGACTAATAAACTATATAGAAATAGTATCGATTTCGGCTTTACTTTGTGCAGCTTCGACCTGTTCCTTAGCAGATTTGTAAGCAGTATGCAGTTTATTGTTACGTTCAGCCGCGTAAGCTATAATCATACGCAGGTCGTGAGCTGTAACTACTGAATCCACATTGTCTGCCGTGGTCCAGCTAATTTTAGCACCATCGCCCCGCGCATCAAGCCAAATAATTGCAGCGGCGATGCGGTCACGGGCTTTGCTGTCATAATCGTAGAGGTGCCCGTCATACGCAATCGGCTCAACCTCTTTGCTGTCACGCTGACGTTTTAATTCCACGATTTTGCGAGTGCGGATATTTCCAATCGGCACTTCCGCTTCCGCCACGACAACGCCCAGCTGTTCCAGGTCAGTATAAGATATTGTGCGCGGGATAAAGACACCGTCTGCGCCTAATGCCTCGGACAAATCATAAAAGTTATCATAGTGCTTTGTTTTATATGTATACGTTTTCATTATTTGCTCCTTAGTTAAAGATCAATTCAACTTTGAATTTTTTACCGACGTTGGCTTTAGAGAACATACGCACAGCATCTGAAGATAAATTTTGCGTATATTCGTAGAAGCCAGGAATATAGCTCTGATACTGAATGCTTGGAAAGTCAATGCGTACATTTTCATTTGTTTCCGTTGACGTTACTTTAACAGTGACATTGTATTTACCCCCAGTGGCACCCTCGACATTGAAAGCGAAATCGAGAAAGCCACTATAATAACACAGCATCACAAGAGTAACGGCTTTGCCTTCGTGCTGCACGTTGCCTTCAACATCGCCGATAGTAGCATTGTAGCGAGAAAAACCATATTGATAACTTTTCTGCCCCATGGTCATGATAAATTCGCCGTCACCTTCAATGGTACTACCATTAGCCTTCATCAAAATACGATTCAATCCCATAACACCTAGCACCTCATGATAATTTTGTCGCTTGCGCAATGCTTGTCACGACACCACTAGTATTTTTAGTCAAAAAGATATTTAAAAGTAGACCGCTGGCTGTTATCGCTAAATCCGCAGCACTTCCGGCGTATTTTAGAGTGCCAGCATTAGTGATGCTCAATGCATAAGAGCCATTAGACGCTATGTAGGCAGTAAATATTGACGTATCACCATTGCTTATCATTCCCGCCAACGTGGACATATCCAGCGTAAGCGCACCTGTTACATTGTAGGTTGCTATAGACGTGGCAGGGCTATCGTATGTGCCGCTGATGCGTGCTGTGGCAAAACTTTCAAAATTGAATTTTAAGCGTTGGAAGTTTTGCTGAGCCGTCCATGTGTTCTGTGTAGACGTGCTTACTCCACTACCACTCCCGCCGCCACTAACAGTAATAGTTACGTTACCATTGCTGTCGGGCTTGGTGTTATTTACGCTTTTGACATACCCATCAAGTGATTGATGTTGCGTCAGATATCCGCTGTCATTTGTCAGCTGTGATACTTTTGTCGGAATAGCAGAACGTACAGAAGTGAACTCTTGCTGTACAACTCTGTTCTGCACAGGATTGGTACTGGTCGGTGACAACACAGAATCAACGGTGATGTTCCCCCCAGTTCCGCCACTGATATTGACATTACCGTCTGAATCGGGCTTTAAATTATTGACTGTTTTGATGTAAGTCGTTGCAATAACATTCCCTGCTCCATCTTGTGTTGCCTTGATTGCAGCAGCTGCCGTGCCTGTTTTATCCAGTTTGCCGCTCAGATCTGTTTTAAGAGCATAGTTGCCTAACTCAGTTTTAAGCACATAGGAATCTAATGATAGACTGTCTAACTTTGCCTTGTCATACTTGCTCATGTACCCATTCTGCGTCTGCGACGCAACGGGGATTTCAGCCGTTTTCTGATATCCGCTATCATTCGATAATTGTGATACCTTCGTCGGGATTGCATCCTGTAGTCTCTTATGCTCTATTTGTGCGTCTGCCTTGCTTTCTTTCTCGCCTATCTTATTCAAGATGGTGGTCGAAAAGTTAGGGTCATTCCCAAGCGCGGTCGCAAGCTCTTGCAATGTATCTAATGCAGTCGGCGCGCCGTTGACTAACTTGCTTACCACGCCATGAACAAATTCAGTATTAGCGATGGTTTTTGAATTGTTTGTCGTCGATGGTGTCGGAACACTGGTTTCACCTGACACGGTGAGTGAAGCGGTGGAGACTGAATCATCCCACGCCTCCCCGTTATACGTATATGTTTTCCCAAGGTCTGTGCGATAACATTTCAATCCTGCAACAAGGTTTTCCGTTGGGAAAGCAGTTCCGCTATATGTAGATCTAAGCGCATTGATATTCTTTTCATGGTTCAGTATGCCTTCTTTCACTGTAGTGGTGGCAGTACTTCCAAGTGGTGTGTAGTCTTGCATGTGTTCACCTCAATACTATGTCGCCGTCTGAATCAACGGTAAAAAGCCTGTCTTTCAGCTTTAAGTAAGTTTTTGCTATTTCATTGCCGTCCCCGTCGAAATATGCATTATTGAGCGGGATGTTGGAATCTTCGCAAAGCGTCCATGTTGGTATTCCATTAGTCAATGAAGAGAGCCGGTATCCTTGCTTCAAATCTGTTCTATAGCACACCATGCCGACTTGCAGGTTGGCGGTGGGGAATGCCTCTCCGCTAGAGTTACTAAGTGCTGTGACAATATCGTCGTACATCTTTGGGATGCCGACATTGAGATGTTCAATTTCGGAAAAGTCAGAAAATTTCTGCATTTATTCATCCCACCACACATTCTTGTCAGCAACGCCGCCGTATTCAGTATTATCAAACTCATACTGCCATGCCTTTACGGTAAGCTCTGGATGTTCCTCTTTGAAGTCGCATTGCGTACTTCCCGGTTCTGCCGACCAATAAGGAATATAGTCGCCCATCAAGTCTGTTCGGAGCTTGCTTAATGAGGAATAGTTTCCGTAGATCCCGCACTCATAGCCGTTCGCGTTGCACTCACTGACAAATGCGCTTGCTATAGCGGTCAGGCCATCGGCGTCAACCCTCTCTGCCATGAATGGTTCGATATCAAACCATATGTGAAGCGGCGGCATGCCAATCTCGTCTAATACAGATATAACCTTGCGGGCTTCTTCTTCTGCCCTTTCCGTGGTTTCTGCGTGAGACAGGCAATACACGCCCCATTCCATCTCCGCTGAAATGGCATCTCTTACGTGTTCCAGGAATAATTCGGCGATGGATCGCCCTTCTGAAATCTTTATGATAACGCCATCCTCTTTTTGCGAGATGATGTTCCAGTTGAGGTTTTCTGAGTAATCAGAAATGTCGATTATGCTTTTCATCTTGCACTGGTCCTTTCTTTGGCTGCTCAAACTGGTCAGGGATTCCATTATGATTCTTGTCGACAAAGCACGCCATAATAAACCCGAAGAACCCTGTAGCACCCAAAACAATAACTATGAATTTTGACAGTGCATCCAAGTCGGATGCTCCTGTCTTGCAGAATGCATACATCCACGCCCCATACCACGTGAACAGAAGCAGAACAACGAAAAGCAGGTAGAATATGACCACCTTCATGACAGGATTGTCAAATTTCCTGCTTTTCAGATTGTCCATGGTCTTTTTTAGAAACTCAGTTATGGCTTTCATGTTCGAGCTTCTCCACACGGTGGTTTATATCTTCAATAACCACATCATGCTTTTGAACCGTTGTATCGAGGTAGTGAACTTTGTCCATCGTGTCGGCTATGGTATCCGCAAGATTGTCTATGGACTTTTGCAGGGATTCAATGACAAATGCCTTGAATAGCCATGTCCATATCCCAAGTATCCCCGATATGATAAAAATAGTTTCGTTGTCTATCACTTTAGTACCCATTACTATTCCAAGAAATTCTCCCTGCAACAACTTTCCCTGTTGCGTCTTTTAGAATGATTTTGAAGTATTTCCCTCTATTGTCCTCTCCCTGCTCTGTGATGCTCGGGATAACCACGCTTCCTTCTATCCCACCGCACACGATGACAACCACATCAGGCGTTGTGTAATAGGTTCGGTTAAAGTACACTTTCGTCTCTTCGGCAGGGATGTCTGCCGTCCCTCTGTCTTTTACATCGTCTATGTCTACATGAATTGCATAATCATACACAAGCGGATTGGACGCGGCGTTCTTCCTTCTGACTGCAAGTCTGTATAACGCATCCTGGTATTCGTATTCGCCAACCTTAAACTCAGTAAAGGAATTGTATCCCGATGCCTTATTTGCAAGACGGTTAAATTCATCGAGTGTTATGGCGTGATTGTTCACGACGATATCCGAAAGCACACCGCAAGGCGTCTGCTTGATTCGAACGGAGCGAATACTGATTTCGTTTTCCCGTTTGAACAAATCCACAAGCCGCCTGTAATCTTCCGCCACGGTCATCGGCTCGCTAAATTCACGTGCGAACCTAGCTAGTCTTGAGAAATTCTCCGACGACGCTATGGCGTCTTGATTATGCTTGACAGCATTTGCCATTTTCTCGTCTTTTAGAGCGGTATTTTCTGCGAATGGCTTATAAATGCGCTTAAACGGCATTTCTATCGCTTGCATATGTTCTTTGATAAATCTATCAAAAGAAGTCTGCGAACGCATGAGAAGGCTATTTAAGAGCGTCTCTTTTTTGACGGCTTCGCATTTTTTCCAAACAAATTCCGATGTACGTATGATTTCGGATTTTGGAAGAAGCATCGCTCGCCTGTATTTTGCAGATACGGAGATTGCGCTGGAAAATGACTTGTAATATCGGGCGGGCTCTCTGTCTATTCCGGAAATGGTTAGCCCTTCGCCGCTTTTGACACATATGGCATTGCATCCAAAGTGGTCTATCGTATCAGTCGCATCATCTATGTAGATATTGCTTGCATCGTCAATAAAGAACGGATGCCAGTAAGTTTTTATATCATAGATATCATTGGATCCGAAACGGTCTATCGTATCAGCCGCACCGTCTATGTAGATCTTGCTTGTATCGTCAATAGAGAACGGATGCCAGTAAGTTTTTATATCAAGCACGGGTCAGCGTTATTTCAAAAGTAACGGTGAGAACGTCGCTTGCTCCTTTGCTAATTACGGGAAATGTTACACGGTCAAAGAAGGTGCCGTCGCTTGAAGCGTTGCAGATGCCCGCTTCTGTGATTGCGCCTGTTGCTTCTCCTGCATTGAATGTGGCTTGCACAGTGAGCTTTGTTGTTCCTGCGGAGTGAGAGTAAGACGCCGCCTTCCTAAGAAGCTCTGATACAAGTTTGGTGTCGCCCGCAGTGGTCGCAGTCGTTCCAGTGCCAACGGCGATATGGTCCATTACGTTAGGTCTGGCTGAACCTGCGCCGAAGGCATTGCACAAAAAATCAATGCCACTGTTCAGCACCATATTATTGTGACGGGACGCAATGCATGCGCCGTCCTTTCTTTGAAGTACAAGCGTTACTGCGCCATGTACGCTAAAATTATCTTTTTGCATGTTCACCTCAACTGTTGAAACGAACCGTCGTCATGATTCCGATCGGCGGTGCTTTAATGGTTTTGTATTGTATCGGTTCTTGGAGCGTCCAATTATTATTAAATGCATATAGGGTTCGTTCCGTGTCCGACTGCGAAACCCCGATAGCTATTACATCCATGGTGCTTGGCTTTAGCGAGAGTTTTTGGGATAGTCCATCACTTCCGACAAGAACAAGCCCATCATCATAGCGAAGATAAATAGCCCCATGCTCCCCTCCTATAGACGCAATGGTAGATTGTTCAAGCGAATTTACGAGTTTTATATTGAATGTAAGCGAAAACGTGGAAACCCCTGTAGGCAGCTTGTATGCAAGGCGGGTCAGTTCACTCTGCTTTAGCCCCTTCTTCCATCTTGCATAATCAAACACATCGCAATGAACATGCTCCGTTGGCTCTTCTCCAGCCATTGTTTGCAAGTTCTCATTGAGCGAGGCTTCAACAAGTGCGTTATTGGCTGCGTTCTTATCTGCGATATAAGTCTTAATCTCAATGCCATCAAGGTCTGCCACTACGCCCCCCACCATGTTGATAGTTTTGGCTCGGTAATCAAGCAACGAGAAGTCCAAGTCAGAAATCGTAATATCTGTATTGGAGATGCCCTCAATTTTGTAATCCGACCAGCTTCTAGCCCTTGCGGTATAAGGCAGGTGCCCGGCAGAGATGTACTCACCATTGAATACGCCCTCTGATAGCCTAAGCCCATGTGCTTCTGTATCGTAGTAAGTGCCAACCTTGTTGCCGGTATACATAGTCTGATGCTCATTGAAATCGACTATGACATTCTTCTGCTGGTCTTGCACGGTCGTTAAAAGAAACCACGATGCTTTTGGTGAGAAGTTGCCGTGTTCATCATATGCCTTGATTAAGAAATAAATTTTCCCTGTGTTAGGGTATTCCATTTTCTTTTTCAAAAGCTCCGTCTTGAAGATTTCAAGCCCGTTCTCCCATGATGGAGTGGTTGAAGCACGTACAACATATCCTGCACCCTGCACCCCCACGCTTCTCCAGTAAAAATCAAGGACCGCGCCGTTTCTTTCCACGATAAAGTCTTGTACTTGCGGTATTTTGCAATAAAGATAGCCTTTCTCGCCCTCTCCGAAACTATCGTAGTAAGCGACTGCTATCTCGCTGATTTGGTCAGCATCTTCCGTGTAGAGCATCCAGTTATCCTGCGTCTCATACATGATGCCGTTCACATATATATGCGCTCCGATACAGTCCAGAGGGATAAACGTGAAGTTTATCAGCGTTCCTTGTGTGTTCTTTGACATGTTTATGTCTTGCGGCTTTTCTGGACGTTTCTTGCTATATTGCAATACCGAACCGTTAGACGCCGTTCCGTCTGTCAAGACTGCATAAAGATATGCAGTACCCACGGGAGAGGCAGGCATCTTATAAGAGTAGTTATTGGTCGTTCTTTCGAGAAGTCCTGCCAAAGTGCCGACTGCGGTATTTGTCCGCACTTCGTAATAGGCAAGTTTGTAGTACGTTGGATCGCTCCACTTGAATACACCGCCCTCTACGGAAAAGGTAAGCGTAAAGTTTGGCGGCGGAGCAATCCCCGAACTTCCGATTTCTTCATTAGACTTAAACCCGTTGGCAAGGTTTACCTGTTCAGCTATTGCGGCAAGATACCGTCTAAGCTGTGTCATCAGGTATCGCCCATCTCCCTGCACTACATTGGGAAGGTCAGGGGCTTCTATGTAGACTTTCTCTTTTTCACTCATGACATTCCAGCACTAATAGCCTGTTCGAGCGTGCTGATGATGCTGCTATCCTGCGTCACATCATACTCATTTTCGTTCAAGGCAAGAAGTATCGCACTACGAAGTATTACCGCGTTGATTGCTTCGTGGTCAAATGGAAAATCATCGTCTTCCCCAACAAGATCGGGCGTGGCAAAATACCTAAACCGCACGCTGTCGCTTCCGTCGGTGATGGTTGCTACATTGCTTGTCATGCGTATAGGATATGTGCCGCATGCGCCCATGTAGTTATGAGGGAGCTTGTCTCCGTCCCTGATAGTGGTTTCCTTGGCAAGCACGGGCCATTTGGCGGCTATCAAAAGACTTGCCACCTGCTGAATGGCTGTGTTTATAAACTCAAGGCAGGCATCGGTAGAGTATTCGTCAGATATGTCGTGAGTGGCAGATTTAAGCCGTGCTATAGCGTCTTTTACCTTCATCATACCCTCCATATCGGGAACACACGCCTGTTGGCGTATCGTCTTACAGGAATAAGCTCTTCGGCGAGCGTCTTGTTGGCTTCTGCCATAATATCTTCCTGCGGATTCTGATTCAGTATCATGCCTATCAATTTGACTATAAGGTCTAAGAATATATCGGGAAGCTCCAATACATCGTCTGCCTTGACCGCCTTGACGGAATATCTGTATAGAAGAGCTACGTCCTCAAGCACATAGAGTTTTCCATTCAGAACTTTGAACTCGTGGTGACATGGTTTCTTCTGTGCAGGGCATGGGTGGAGAGGGTATCGGAATCTGATAGTGACGATGGAAACAATAGAGAGCAGATCTTCCGGCAAATCGAACCCGTCACTGTATTCGATATGCGGCTTCTCTTCCCCCGCCGTCTCATTTTCTTCGTCAATCTTTGCGTTGATTTCATCAAGGCGGTACTCTACCTCTTTTTCAAGGAAATCACTGTTCTTTAGTGCAAAGGTTCTGTTGATATAGCGCACAGCTTCATTGAGAGACTGGATAATGTCGTAGTCAGAAAACTTGACCTCATTATTGTCTTTCTGCTTGAAGCGCACGGACTGAATAATGTCTTTGACGTTTATCATACTGTCTCCAAAAGCTGATTCAGCGCATCGGGCTTCCTTTGACTTGCTGAATCCTTTGTAATAAGAGGCACGGCGTACCCATGCCACATGCATTTCTTATGGTTTACGGCAAGTGCCTGATGAACCTTGAAGAATTTCAGCATGTAGGTGGTATACCCTGCCATGTCCCCTTCTCTCTTTCTTGCCATAGCTTCTTTAAGCCACGGGTCAAACTGGTACATTTCTTCTGGAATGACACCTAGCATGTAGCCGTTCTTGCCATTCCCCATGCCCATCTCATCATATTCCTTAGCTTGGGCGATAGCCCCTGACAGATCTACCGTATTTCTAAGGTAGCAAGTCCCATCATCTTCCAGCCGTATTTCCTGCTTGGTAATCATTTCAGTACCCCATAAATAAAAAAGAAGGGAACAACGCTAAGTCATTCCCTTCACTTTAACTAAAACATATTGCTTTTATCTCTTGATGCCGATGATGGACGCCGACGCTTTCGGCTGAGATGCCTGGAGTGTCAGTTTGGTTTCCAGTACGAATTTATCATAGGTGCCGGTCTTGTCCAATCCACCGACTTCATGCGGCTTTTCAAAATAGCGGAGTTCCCAGTAGTCGAAATCGTAAATATCAATACGATCGGAGTTGTACATACGATGGGAGTGTGCAGTGACTACGCCGCCGTCGGTTTCGTAAGTATCTGCGACTTCCGAACCGTAACGGGTTTTCGGTTGACGCTGCGTGGTTGCCATTGCCGAAACAAGTTTGGAGAAACGACGTTTATTTTCCATAGACATGTAGGCGTCAGTCGGTTTGCCACCACGGTTTGCTGCCATTGCCATTACATCGTCAATGTCATCGAGGGTGTACTGTGCAGCTCCGCCGAGAGACTTGACGTTGGATTTAACAATCTTGACCTCGGTGCCTGTGTCGGTCGGTTTTACCTGCGTAGTCGCAGAGGTATCGCCGCGTACAGCATCCTGAATCTTGTCGTAAATGGTAAACGCAGTTTTCGGGTTGGTAGTATCAAGTCTTACGTAGTAAACGGCACCCGCTTTCATGCCAGCAGGCATTTTCTTGCCGATGAAGTAAACAAAATCGCCGGTCTTGAGATTATGTTCTTTAGTGGTGGTGAATACGCCGGTAGTTGCAGGTACGGTTACATCAAGGGTATCGAGATCCATGAAGTACGGAACACCGCCCATGAGAGGTGCTACGGTTTCGCTTCCCATGCGAGCCTTGTCATTGGTGATAAGTGCGTATTCAATATCAAGTGCCTGCTTGGTAAATGCATCGGTCTTGGCTTCGCTCATGGCATCGCCCTGCGGTACATTGTAAATTTTCTTAACCTTACGCTGTACGTCAGAAATGAGACCGGTGTTCTGGAAGAACTGAACATAGTTTTTCAGCCCTTCAATAGAACCTACTTTGTGATACTTGTATTCTTCGTATTCAAGGTGGGCGTTTTCACTCGGTGGTTCAAGGCGTTTTGTCATCCACATAGTATCAGTGGCGGTGACTTCCTTGCCCTCTGGAAGTCGGGAAAGAATCTGTGTCGAGGTCGGGTCGATATTATAGAGTATCGGGGAATAATCTTCCGCTTGACCTACAGATTCATAGGTTACGCTCTGGGAGCTAGATGGTCCCAGCTTTCTTGTTACGTCCTGTGGCATTATTTTCCTCCTTGGTGGTAATTACAGGAACTGAATATATATAAACACAAAAGTGTGTTTATCGCTTCATGGAGCTAAGCCATGCTTCTACAATCTTAGATTTATCTCTCACTGGTGCGGCTCTAAGCTGTTCTGCGTAGTCGATTGGCTTGACAACATCCTGCCCTGTCCCCTTTCTCTCCACGGATGGGGAGCGCGGGGATGGTGTAGTAGATGTGCCGTTCTTCTTTGCGTAAAACTCTTTCCTGCAATCTTCATAGTAGGTCTTCACCACTTCAGCAGACTGCGGATCGAGCTTCCCTTGCATGGCTTTCTGAATAGCGGGGGCGATGGCAAACGCTTTCTCGTATGGCATTGTTTTGTAATGCTCCTGCATGAAGAACCCGATTTCATCAAAGTTCGGCTCGGATGTTCTCTGCTCGCTGATCCAATCCGCAACGCCCTTCTTGAACTCGTTCTCCTGCTGTGCCTTCATCTGCTCAACGCGAACCTGTTCGCTATATCCGCTGATGATTTGAGACCGTGCTACATCAAGGGCAGCTTTGTATCGGGATACTTTTGTTTGAATTTCATCATTGTCGGAAAATTCACCCATGGACAACTCATCCTCGGTGATACCGACATCTTTCATGGCCTTGTCGTGTGCCGCCTTATTGACCGCGTCGAGGAACTCGTTCCGAAGCTCGGTCTCGCTCTTTTGCGGCGGTGGTTTCGGAGCGTTCTGCTGTTTCATCGCGAGGTACTGCGGCTGATATTCAGGCGGTATCTTGCTTTCGTCCACCTGCCCCATCTGAATAGCAAGGGAAAGCTCGGCAGGCGAATAGAATTGCGGTTGCTGAACCTGCGGCTGTTGAATCTGCGGTTCTTGAACCTGTGGCTGTTGAGCTTGTTCTGCCTGCTCTTCTGCCGGTTCGGCTTTATCCGGCTCTTTTGTCTCCACTCCGTTAGGAATAGTCTCTACAACTTTCCTGCCTGTTCTTTCATCAATGCGAAGCCCCATTCGAGGGCTTTCTCCCGCGGGCGTTTCGTGGGTTTCTACTGGCGTAGATTCTGCCGAAGTAGATTCTACCGGCGTTTCGTTCTCTGGCATTAGTTATCCTCCAATTTGGACTCCGCAATCTTTCCTGTGTTTATGATTGCAATCATGGTGTCTGTAAATCTCTTCGCCGCACGCAAGTCTGCACGTATGGTGTTCGGGTCTTTCGCCGTGTGAAGAAGTGCATATAATGCGGCGTGTTCCTCTGATTTTTGAAACTCCTCCAAAAAAGAGGAAAGTGTCTCTGCGCTTTTCCCCTTCTTTATCATCTCTTGCAAACGTCTTTCTCGTTCGCGGCTAGTCATCTTATCCATTCGGTCTCCTAAGAGCCATTCCTCTAGGACTTGCAGGAAGGTTCATTTTCTTCAATATCTCGGCTATCGCATCAGGCGGCAGATCGTTCAGCCCTGCGGATACCTTCGGAATACCGCTCTTTCTTATGTCGGCGGCGGCTTTCGCATCTACCAGTGCTTTCTTCGCCGCGATCTCTGCCTGCTGCTGTGCCTGCATCATTGCAAGCTGCGACTGTTGTCTCTGTGCCTGTGCCTGCTTGAATTGTTCGCTTGCCGGGTCTATCAGCGTCTTTTCGGCGTTCGTCAGTCCCATTTCTTCAAGAAGCGTCTTGCCTGCTACATACCAACTGTTTTCATCAACAATTCCCTGCTGTGCGAATACTGGATATATCTGATTGATGAGTACCATCAGGTAATTGATACGCGCTTCTTTCGTCCCTGCCCCCTGTGCCACGTTAAGCACAAGGTCGTAGTCAACGTTTACGTCCGCGCTGGAGATAGACACGTTCTTGTCTCCTACTCTAATCATCTGCTCGGAATCGCCGAACTGCTGATTGAGCTGAATTAAGAAACGGAATATAGGCTTGAAGAAATTTTCGGCAGACAGGCGCGCCATGTTCTTCTGCCGCTTCTCCGCCTGTCCCATGATGCTCGTGATGCCTGTTGCGGTCTTGTTTAAGGATTCAGAATCAAGCCCTTGATTGTACCGTGTTGAACCCGTCTGCGCTTCAATCTCATTCTGTGCATAGTCTACAAGGCTCATTGTTGCCGAACTCATTGGCGGCGTAGAAATCGGATAGATGAGGTTTCCCGGCATCCCGTTAGTCGGGACTAAATCTTCATTATCAAGAAGGGCTTCTACGTCTACGTTTGCTTGGTCAAATGCCATTTGAGGGCTGTTGCATCTTGCGATGTTGATTATCATCTGACGGATGACCGCTGTCTTTAAGTCCTGTTGCTGTTCTACAACATCAGCAAAACCTGACTTCTCATTAAAGATGACCTGAGGGTCTCTTTCGGAGCAGTTCACGAAGAACGGCACTCTTTTGAAGTTGTTTACCTGTATTTTGAGCGGTACTTCGCTATCACCCACCGTGTGAACGATGAGTTTTTCGTAAATCCCGTCATCGTTGTAGTCTACGTCTACATAGCACTCATAGAGTTCTACGTCCTTGGACGCATTATCCGCATCTGTAAGCTGATAGCTCTTTGTAGAAAGCCCCCTGTTATGCGTGGTGTCGTACTGGGTGTATTTGGTGTCCCCTGCGTTCTTTAACGCTTCATCCACGTTTTCATACACGCCGTCACGTTCTCTGCGTTTCAGGTAGTCCCCTTTTACAATCTTTCTGTGCGCTACAAACTTGCACTCGTTTATGGACGATGCATCCGGCGTGAATCGGAACTCTGACGGCGGCACCCTTTCGATTACAGGGTAATTGTCGGTCACACGAATCTCGTTGTATTCGACATTGTAATAACCGCCGTCCACCTTCTTGATTTTGGTTACTTCTATATCACCTGCGGCAGCGGCATTGGAAAGCTGATTCATGATTTCATAGTCCATCGGGCTAATCATGATTTGCATCGGTACATGTTCTTCTTCGTGCTTCCACCAAACCTTGGCAACACCGTAGTTAAGTTTTAGTGAATCTGCCCAAACATCATTGCAGAAGGTGGTGTAGTCGTTCTTCGTGTCGAGCTGATACTGAATCAGCATCTCTGTTTTCTTCGCGGCATCGGTCTTATCTATGTTGCGAGCCTGCACGCTGACTGGCTTGTCTGAACCTGTAAAAACCTCCATGACCTGCGGAATGATCCAGTCAATGGAGGTTTTAACGTCCCTTGATACCCAGTCAGACATTTCAGAAAGCCGTGCGAACTTCTTCCTATAGTGACCTTTGGTGGCGTTGTAGATTTCTTCTCTTTCAAGAATTTTCGGCTCAATCGAGGACTTGTAGTAGTCGTTGGCGGCTTGCTTGCCATCAGTTACCGCCCTCATGATTTTGTCGATTTCTTTCTTTTTCAGCGTCTTTATACTGACTTCATCGCCCTTTGGGGCAAGAGCCATGACTGCATTAGCTTCCATTACATCTTCCCCCATTTACGGATACGACCTTTCTTGCGTGCATCCTGCCATGCTTTTTGCCATGGGTTTTTCGTCTGTGCATATATCTTTGCACAGACATAAGCAAGGCAGTCAATGATATGCGAGTATTCATTCTTGTCAGGTTCGTCAAGAAGTCTCTCTCCTACTTTCTTTCTGTGATAGCCCCCGGTCAAGGCTCTTATGATCCACGTACATGATGGGTCTATCAGAAGCATTGGCTTCCCATCGCTCGTCATATTGGTCAAGAACCACCGCACGGCTTCTGCACGTTCTGTCTGCGACAATGCCCCCGGCTGAACATACCATCCAAAATCATCTCTAAGTATCTGATTGGCAGTTTTTTCATCTGCCTGTGAACGCTGATTGCCTGCCGGGTCGCCTACACAATTCAGCGAGAATCCATAGTAGTATGCCGCTAAATCGGCTTTCAGAGCTTTAGCGTGGTTTCTCATACCAACATCCCATGATTGGCACTCTCTAAGAACAAGAATCTGCCCCTTTGCGGTTGTCTGGCAGATGATGGTAGCAGGGGTAAGCCCATAGTCGAAGCCTAGCTCCAAAGGTCTCCGCTTGTCAGGTCTTAAGGGGCTTCCTGCTACATGGTAGTCGTACCTAAACTCTGGATAGTAGGGCTTTTCGAGCGATACGTCCCAGTTGATTTCGTATTCTCGCTCCCACCCTGCGGCAGTAGAGCCTTCTTTCTGCTCTTTTATCCATTCAGGGTCTCGCTTGTCCGGGTCGGCGGTGTAGTGAACCCTCGCAATGTAAGCCCCGTTTCTACGGTATTCTGTGAGACCTTTAATCTCTTCGTGCTTCTCTATCGCCTGCTCATCTTCAATCCCGTTAATGTTTTCATTGACTATCTTCGAGAAGAAGCCGGGGTTCGCTGAACTGTCGATGAGGATACGCCCGCCGCCTTGAATAACAGGTCTAAGAGCCATCCATGTTTCCTCGGCGTTGTCCCAGAAAGCCATTTCTGTGCAGTATACACGCGATGCAGTGTATTGTCGGAGCTGGTCAGCACCTTCTGCCACCGCGATAATGGACGTACCATTGCTAAAATAAAGAAACTCGTATCCTTTCTTTGCGCTTATCTTCTTCTCTATCTTAGGGAAGTGGTGGCGGTTATGCGGCAGGTTGTTGTACATAAACATGAATCGGCTTTCGCCCATCAAATAGGTTGAATCGTCGAATTTCTTTGACTGTATGAATATGGTTTGGTTTTCCCTGTACATCGCTTCCCATAAGCATATGGCAAGGCAACACCAAGTTATCATCATACGTCTTGATTTTGGTATGCAAAGAATCTTCTCGCTCTCTGCCAGATAGCAGATGCGTTTCAAGTATTCTCTGTCAGGAAAGTTCTTTACCTTCCCTTTGTCAGCTTCGTCCATCGTGAGACAAGCTCCACGGATGAACGCCCACGGGTCATTCTTCCATGCCTTCGTCTCCATCAATGTGAGAAGTTCTTCTTTTTCCGCCCTGCTTAGCATATCGCTTCACCTTATAGCTGAATAAACCAACAGGAAAACCACCGTCAACCCATACACAAGAAATGCATCTGTCATTTCCTTGCTCTTTTGTCACTTGCAATCACAAGTGCTGTGTACAGGTGTTTTGCGTCTTTCACGTTGCCGCTAAATTCATCATGGTCTGCTTCTATTTCTACTTGAGGCTTAATCTCTACCGTATAGCCTTGCGATTCGTATTCGCTGACTGCATCATACAGCTGGCTACAGTAATCGTCATGCTCGTATGTTTCGATGAATTTAATTCCTTGCGTCATATTTGCATCTCCTTAGCTACTCATTTTCTTCCACAAGTCTGCATATTGTTTTTCTTGCGATTCATGCAGTGCTTGTGCATAAGCATCAGCTGAATCGGCATCTTTGAATTTTCCTAGATATTGCCCAGTCTTGCGATAGTAGTTGATAATGTCGGGAGCCCACCATAAAGCTCTTCCGTCTTGCGTGATTGTTGGCAATAAGTATTCGTAGCCATCAGGCATAGTAAATGAAGCAGATCGTACTGTTGCATACTCTCCGTTAGGCATTTTAACTACAGGTCTGCTATCTAGGTCTATGTTTCCTGGAGAAATCATCCCACTCCAATCACCATCTATTACATACCTCGGCATAGTTGCACCTCTTTTTTTATTTTTTATTATTTTTCGGGAAATTGCATTTTATGAAATCTATTGAAGTTATGGGGATATTCGAGGTCGGGGAAGGAACTCCTTTTGATTCTTTAGAGTTCCAGATTGGGGTATACATTTAATAGATTCCTTTGTATGGGGACCCCACTCGCCCCCCTCCCCCTCCCATAGCCATGGGACTCCTACCACCCACACGGACGCCCCATGCCCCACGCACGCCCACGCCATCAGCCTAGCCGCCACGCCTAGCCTAGCCACCTAGCCAGTCATTGACCGACGCCATGCCAGCCCCGCACCAATGCCCCATGCATCTACTAGCCTATCGCCCGCCGGAAATGACGCCATATTGAATGACTATGCAAGAAGTAAGATAGATCGCCGTGCTTGTATAATACTTTTATACATGATTCTGCATAAATCCATCATTTCATATCATCCTAGCTACTCCGGCGGAACACATCGGACTTGTTCATGAGTTCTGCAATACGCTTGTCGATATCTTCATCGGATACCGCCTTAGCATTGGTATTTACCGTGCTTACCTCGGACTTATCAGCATATCCATGGTTATTCTTGAGGTCGAAGATGATGCCTGCGACGTTTCCCTTACCGCTAATCATGCGCCGTTCCAAGCTATTTTCTATCGCTAATACCGCGCGTTTTAGTAAATCGGGAACGCTGACAGGGTGCAGTTCTCCATCAATCTCGGACTTAGAGTAGACTGTGGTATCAGCACCGGTGCTATGTAAATACGCATTCAACGTATCTTTACTTATATCTAAGCATAAACATAGCCCGCTTTTAGTCATGGGTGTATCTGTCTTCTTGCACTCAGCTATCCAGCCGTCTATCTTTACTTTCAACTCTTGTACGTTATTGAGTTTCCGCTTTCCGCCTGGAGCTATATCATGCTTGTCTACGTGCTTCCCGTCTATCAGCGTCAAACGCACTAACGCCGCTCTGATTCTCGGTCGCGTCCGTCTCCAGTTACTGAGCAGTGACTTCGTTATCCCCATCTGCTTCGCTATCTGCGCATCTGATAGTCCGTCTTTAACCCATCGTCTTATCTGCTCTAGCTTATCTTCCGCTTCCCATGCTTTGTATCTACATGCCGCCATCGCGTCTCACCTCTCCTTCTTCCGTGTTCCGCTCTCCGCTTCTGTTCCCGCTCTACGTTCTCCGAAGCTCTGGAAGCTCGAAGCCTGGAACCCGCCGAAAGCGAACATTATAAAACGCCTGCTTACCAGAGATTTACTCTCCAGTACGCAGACGTTTTTATATCTCTATATATACAGCGATATATATAGACTATCTTATACACTACTCTACGATACTATTATAGCATAGTTTCTCCCGATAAATTCGCATAATTTCGCAAACTTTCCCGGCTTTATCGCATAAAATAGCCCCTGACCGTTAGATGATCAGCCCCTGTCAAGGTAGACATGGCAAATATCTAAAAAATTATAGCCGTAAGTTCCATGTTGGTATTTTAGTACCCACATGGGATTTGCGGCATTTTGTTATGCCGCGAATTTCGCTTTGTATTTCTGAATCCGTTTGTTTTCAGTAATCGGGAACTGTTCCGGGTTCTTCGCGTGCAGAGCTGCTATGCGAACTTCCATT